GGGGCGCGCGAAACTATCCGCAACTCTGTATCCACAGCCGACGAACCCAAAATGAGCCTAAGCGAGTCAATCGCAGAGCAAGAACAGTCAGCTCAGCGCCTACGCCAAGCTCGTGAAGAACTAGAAGACCTAAAACACAACCACCAGACAGAGCATAAAAACCCTCGCTACTACGGCAAACCATTCGCATACGCAAGAGTAGTAGTCTCACATCCACCATGCGGATTTTGCCTGATGCTGGCCGCACGCGGGCCAATCTATAAATCTGCCAAGCTCGCAGGAAAAACCCGCGACAGCCTGAACCCCAACAGCTACCACACAAACTGCCGATGCGTAGTAGTGCCCGTATACACATACAACAAATGGCCAGGTAAACAAGCCAGCGAAGAAGCCGACGCACTATACAAAAAACTAGTAACAGACGAAGGCCTCACAGGCGCACAAGCAAGAACCGCCATCGACAACCACCTACGCGGCACACGCAGCAAAGAAAAATCCCGGCTACGACAAGAAAACTAGCCCCAACCACCCAGACCAAAAGAAAGGAAAACACCCATGGCAACCGATAAAAACAAAATTCTCGACGACCTAAAGGCACAAGTAGAAGCCCTCACCAACCAGGTAAACACTCTCACTGCAGATCGCGAAAAACTCAATGCCGACCTGGCAACCGCCACACAGGCACGCAAAAAAGACCGACTACTCACGCAGGCCGGACTAGACCCCGACCGCTACGCTCGCTTTCTGACCGGCACCACTGAAGACGAATGGCAGGAAGCGCTCGCGGCGCTGCAGGATATGCGCGCAGAAACGCTAAAGCCTACAGCACAGGATGACAAAGAAACTGAAGTGGAAGTGACTCACCAGACTACTCAGGTCCTAGTGCGTGATCCGGCTCAGTCGTCTCAAGCTGTAGCGCCGGATGACTATTACACGCGCATGGCGCGAGCACTTTTTGGTGAGTAACCTCTGCTGACTCTAGACAACTACTAAACGAAGGAGAATGAAAATGGCTGCTGCTGTAGGTGGCTTTACTGTTAATGAAGCGATCACTGCGGGGAAACTCCCTGCAGAGATGGTGGACTCTATCTGGTCGAAGGTAGAGTATGAATCCGCAATTCTGCGTGTAGCAGGGACTACCCCTGTAGCGATTACCGGCAATGTAATCCCCACGGTCACTGGTGATATCGTCGCGGGAATCGTGGGTGAAGGGGAAGCCAAGCCTATCGTGAAGGCAGGGCTGGAGCTTAAGACGTATAAGCCGGTCAAGGCTGCGGCAATCATGTACTGGTCTCGGGAAGCCCGTCAGGCTAACCCGGCCAACTACTTGAAAGAGTTTGAGTCTAAGATGACTCAGGCTATTGCTAAGGCAGTCGATATGGCTGTTATTCACGGCAAGGACGCGCTAAAGAATGCGCAGATTACTGGCGCAGAGTATCTAGCCCAGTCCACCACCACCATGGAGTTAGGCACCAATAATGCCAAGTCTGGTGGTATTGGGGCTGACATCATTGATGGCTACTCCAAGGTGGTTGAGCTTGCTGACCAAAACTATGACTTTACTGGTTTCTTAGCTGATCAGCGCATGAAGCCTAAGCTGATGGGGGCCGTAGATCTACAGGGCCGTCCACTGTTCCAGACCTCGCTAGATCTGTCTGCAAAGATGGATAACCTGGCTGGTTTACCGACCACGTATACGCGCGCGGTATCTGGGAAGATCGGTGCCGTAGCCGACACGAAGACCCGCCTGATTGGTGGCGATTTCGCCAACATCAAGGTTGGGTTTGTCAACGATATCACTATCAAGCAGACTGACACGGCCACTCTAGTGGATGGTGACAAAACTGTGCCGCTGTGGCAGCAGAACATGGAAGCTTACTTGATCGAGGCCCAGTTTGCCTGGGTGATCCGAGATGTGAATGCGTTCTGTGTTTACACGGATAAGGTCCCGGACGTAAAGCCCCAGTAATCAAAGGAGCATGATGACTGTCGCCTCAGCATACGATGTTGAAACTTCGCTGCGTCGGGCACTGACTGATGTAGAGACTCAGGTACTGCCAGAGATCCTAGCTCGGGCTGAGGCGCGACTGCTGCTGCGTGATCGGAGCATTGTTAGTCGTGCCCGTGCTGATGCGGTGCTGCGTATTGCGGTAGCTGAGGTGGAGGCTGAGGCGGCAGCAAGAGTTCTACGCTCTCCGGCGGATGCGATCTACAAGAGCGAGGTCGAGGGGGAGTATCAGTATCATCTAAACCTCGCTGTGGCATCTCCGCTGCTAGATATAACTGATGCCGAGTATGCACGTCTGGCAGGTACAGAATGGGGGAGCTCACGTCCCTCTACTGACGGGTATCTGACTGATCGTGTACATGTTTTGCCACCAGATTTGAGGCTTCAATTTGCGTGGCCGGGCATGGCCTATCCATCCAGCACAGTAGGTGGGTAACGTGAGTTTGTTACGGTCTGGCCCGCACAGTGTTTTGGTGATACCTAACCGGGTGGTGGTGGATGAGCTCGGCAGTGAGCTTTCTGGTGATGAGCCGCCATCACAGGTGGATGGCGTAATGATTCAGCCGGTATCGTCTGCAGATTCAGATCTGGCATTAGGCACTGTAGGCGCTGACGTGTATAGGGTCATCGGGGCAGGTACCTGGCCTGGTGGCCCGTACTCGACAGTAGTTATACAAGACGGGCCCCCAAATATGGTGGGGCGGGAGTTTGACCAGGATGGCCCAGCGCGGATTCACGGGGCTAGCCCGAGAACTGCACATTTCACAGTAACTATTAAGGGGAGACGTGGGGTGAGTTTGTGATGGCGTCTGTAAGCCCACGAATTGGTTACATTGCAGCTAAAAAGGTGGCTGCCTCAGGCGCGATAGATATGTACGCGGCTAAAGTGAAAGCCGTAGTTCTGGCCCAGATCGCACCTCACACTTATTCGACGCAGCTGGCAGCGTCTACACATATACGACGCGGCAAAATTGACCGGTTTGTAGAAACATCCGATCCTACAGCCTGGCATAAGGAGTTCGGTCACCAGGCCCCTAACGGAGCATGGGTTCCTGGAATCTTTGCATTCACTAATGCTGCTAGAAAGGTCGCAAAGTGACTGATGCGTTATCGGTAGATACCTTGCGGTTGTCTATGGCGGCTGTGAAAGCCTGCGCAGGATTTTCCACAACAGTAGATACCACCTTGTCACGGGCGACTACCCCGCCAGTAGCAGTCGTAAGTATCAGTGCCCCAGTCCCTGTGTCTAACGGTCGTGAGTCATGGGGGGCTAAATTCACCCTGTCAGTTGCCTTTCTAGGGGCCACTCGCTCTACCGCATATGACGGGGCTCAAAGGATATACGCGAAGCTGATAGCTCTGTGGCGATCTGGCTGGCAGTGCCAATACGGGTGGATTTCTCACCTGGCCACCATCAACCTGCCAGCACAAATCACGCTCACCCACTCCGCGCAGGCACAGACAGCAGACAACGTCTTTGTCTACCAGTTTGCGGTAGATGTGACTGCACGTGCCCTGGTACCTACACCTGACAACAATTAACCCTACTAAACCCTGACCTGAAAGGAATCACTATGCCTACTACATATGGCACCTCGGGCAATCTAGCTGACGCTGCTATCACCATCGCGGGCCGTGGCCACGTCTACACCGCTGATGTGGATGCCCCTACTCCGGATGTAACCAGCTACAAGTTCAATGGTGGCGCTGATATCACGGTAGATACTAAGAAGTTCACCTGGCTGGGGGACACTTCTAGCGAAAACATGATCGAGTTCGAAACCGATGGCGGAGACGTAAACGTCAAGCGCACCTGGGACCGTGAAGCAGTACGCGGTGTAAAGGAAAGCGTGACTAACACGCTCACGATCCAATCGGTTAATCTCTCTGGCCGCGCACTAGCTGTCGCGTTCCCTGGCTCGCAGATGGACCCGACCACTAAGTACTACGGCCTGGAGCCTGGCAGTGAGAGTGAAAAAGCTGTGCTAATCGTGGTCGAAGACGGCGACCTAGTTAGCGCGTTTTACTTCCCGCGTGTACAGCTCGCAGGCTCTTTGCCCAAGCTACAACTGGATGAGTTCGCAGAGATGGAAATTAAGGGAACGCTGCTCAAGCCAGTTTCCGGAGCTGCACAGGTCCAGTACCGCCCCCCGTTTAAGGTAACCAAGTAATAAGGAGGCAGCGCAATGAGTCAGCCGCTAACTGACATTTCCCCTATGCCTGAAACCCCTAACAACGAAATCATGGGCATGCTTATCCCGCTAGAAAAGGTAACTGCAGCCCAGCAGACCCGCCTACTAGGCCGCCTGCGAAAAATAGGTATCGCCGACTCTGAGGTCAATACGGCAAACGTAGACTTTGACGCTACCGCCGACATGATCGAATGGTTCACTAAGACCTTCGCACTCGATGGCCGCTTTGAGGCTGCCACCAGCGGGCCGGGCGGTTTTGAAACCGCACTAGACTGCATCGTCACCTACGCCGGTGAACTGGGAAAAGGCAAGAACTAAAAAAGTTCTTCACCGATCACCCTGAGGCGGTAGCAGACATGCACGTGCTCTACCGCCTCACCCTGGCCCACGCCCTAAACCAACCCAGCCTCACCCTAGCCCTATTGGAGCGCCTACCCTACGAGCCTGCCTCCATGTACCGTGCCAAGCTGTTAGGTGGCCCCCAATGGCTCCACTGGACACACACAAATGAACAATTGGCCGACCTATACAACGTCACAGTACAACACGCAAAAATCAGTGCCGGCCAACGCCGCACAGCCCTCAAACCAGACGAGAAAGCCCCACGGCCTAGCCCACAACCACAAAAACGCAAGCTAAGCACCCGCGACGACCTATCCAAATTTTTCACCTAAAGGAGGTACCCCATGCCTGCAGGCGAGGTTGGCAAACTATCAATCAAGGTCTTCCCAGACACTAAACGCCTCAGGCCAGAAATCAAGCGCGCTCTTGACCGCATAGAAAACAACCTACGCGGACGCGTCTATATCGACCCAATCCTAAAACGCTCAGCACTAGCAGCTGTCCGACGCGACATCAAACATGGACTAGACGGAGTCGAGGCACGAATAGGCGCACAGCTAGAAAACGATAACCTCACCCACATACGCCAACGCCTCAACAACCTAAACACCTCACTAAACCTAGACGTAGACGCAAACACCCAACACGCACACCAACAAATCACGCACCTACGCCAAAAAATCGAACAAACTGAAGCCCAACTCACCATCGGAGCCAACAACACAGCAGCAAAACAGTCTCTACAAAACCTAAAACACCAAGCAGCAAACCTTGAAGCAACGCTAAAACTCGCCACAGATTCTGCGCGCGCTCGCGGTGAGTTGGATGCGTTGCGCGCGTCTATTGCTCAAATGGATGCGGTAATTGATGTTCAGGTGGATCGGTCTAGGTTGCGGCATGTAAAGCATGAAATTGATGGGTTAGAGGGAACCGCTACAGTCAATGCTGATGCTGATACTGGTAAGGCGGCGGCGAAGCTTGCGTGGTTGTCACGGCCACGTGTAGCACATGTGCGAGTAGAGGTAGCAAATGCTGGGCTGTCTGCAGCTGTGGCGGCTATTTCACGTTTGTCTGGGGCGCGTGTCGTAAATGACGGGCTGATGCGTGTAAAGGACACGTTGGCTAACTTAGACCGTATAGCTGTTAGGTTTGCGGTTACTGCCCCAGCGGTGGGTGTGGCTGTCTCGGCTGTCTTGGCAGCTACTACTGCTGTGGCAGGTCTGGGTAAGACTTTAGGGGCGATAGCGCCTGCTGCGTTAGCTGTGCCAGGAATCTTTGGGGGAATCGCGGCCGGTGCGGGAGTGCTAGTTGTGGCGTTGAAGGACGCCTCTACAGTGCTGGCTGATTTATCTGAGCCTTTAAAACAGCTAGGCCAGAATTTGTCTGGGGCGTTTTGGGCTCAGGCAGCAGCCCCTATCCGAAACCTGGTCGCGTCAGCTCTACCTGCATTAGAAGGTTCTTTGACGCGAATTGCTGCCGGGTTTGGGGCGTGGGGAGCAGCGATAGCTAATATCGGTGCTCTACATATTTCAGGATTTGAGAAAACGTTTAGCGCAGCTGGGACCGCAATCGAGCGCGCTCAGAGTGGTGTGGCTGCGTTTGCAGATGGCTTGCTTCACTTAGGTGAGGTGGGGGCTCAGTATCTGCCTGCGTTAGCTGATCACTTTAACAGGCTGGCACTGCGGTTCCAACAATGGGCGTCTAGTGGTGCTGAAAGTGGGGCTATTGCTGCCTCCATTAAAACTGCGGTCACTGTGGCGAAGGAATTTGGGGCAGTTTTAGTACAGGTTGTCGGGATTCTGGGAGCTGTGGGGCAGGCCGCTAGCCAGGCTGGTGGCGGTGGGCTTACAGCATTAGCTGGCATTTTGCGAAATGTTAATGCCGCTATGTCGTCTGTCGGGGCACAGCGCGCGATGATTACAGTGTTCGCGGCTGCCCGTGAGGCTGTAGCGGCACTAATGCCGGGTATCTCCGCAATTGGAGATGCTTTTGCTGCGTTAGCTCCGACGCTTGGTGTAATTTTGCCGCAGGCTGGTAGGACGTTGTCGACTGCGTTTAGCGCGTTGGCTGCTGCGATTTCGCATCCGGCATTCCAGTCAGGGCTGGTTAGCTTCTTTGATGGAGTGAACAAGGCCGTTCAGGCACTCGCGCCATCTATGCCCGCGTTGGGTGCAGCATTCGGTGCGCTGGCTACAACAGCTGGGCAGCTGTTAGAGCAGCTTGGGCCACTAGCAGCCCAGCTGATTAGTGGCTTAGCGCCGATCATTCAGAAGCTGTCCCCGATGTTAGAGCCGTTGATCACTACGTTAGGTGGGGCACTGCTGCAGATCCTGCAGACATTAACGCCGGTGATCGATCAGCTGATTACGCAGCTATTGCCGCCAATTATTGATGTGGTGACTCAGATTATTCCTCTGATCCCGCAACTAGTCGAGGCGTTAGCTCCGCTGATTAGCGCGTTAGCAGAGTCCTTGGGGACAACATTGCAGGCTCTGCTGCCGTCAATTCAGGTCATTGTACAGGAACTATTGCCGCCATTAATTGCGTTATTGGCGCAGATTGTGCCCCCACTGGCCGAGGTTATTGCGAAATCTGCTGAGTTTACTGCGTTGTTGTTAGAGCAGCTTGGGCCAGCGCTGGAGGCTCTGGCTCCACTGGTGCAGATCACGTTTGAGGCTATTGGCACCATTATCAGTACAGCGTTAGAACTGATTGGAACCACGCTGACAGCGTGGTTGCAGATCCTGCAGGGGGACTGGTCAGGTGCGTGGGAAACTATCCGTAGTGGGACACAATCTGTTTGGGATAGTCTCTGCACCTCGGCAGCTACAATCGGGAGCCAGATAGTAGAGCTATGGCGGGCATCGCTAAATGCTCAGGTGGCTGCTGCCCGCTCTGGATGGCAGCTGATCGTGCAGGTGCATGTGTCTGCCTGGAACACGCTGCGTTCTGGCTGCTCTGCCTTGTGGGCTTCTATGCAATCAGCTGTTTCCTCAGCTATGGCGTCAATCAGTTCATTTATCAGTTCTGGCTGGAATACCGCCAGGCAAATCACGGTGTCTGCATGGAACTCGATGCGAGCAGCTGTTTCATCAGGCGTGTCATCTGCAGTTGCTCTAGTCTCATCTCTGCCCAGCAAGGCAGCAGGCGCGCTAGGCGGTGTAGGAGGCATATTGGTGGGTGCAGGTAAATCCCTGATTCAGGGGTTTATCAACGGCATTTCCTCAATGATTGGGGCAGTTAAATCCAAGCTTTCATCTCTGACTGCGATGCTGCCTTCATGGAAAGGGCCTGCAGCTAGAGACGCAGTTATTTTGCGGCCTGCTGGTCGGCTCGTACTAGATGGGTTTATTCGTGGGTTAGATGACCGTAGCAGTGCTGTGCAGCGCGCACTGGGGTCGCTCACCAACTCATTGAGCGGACAGGTAGAGCTAACTGCAGCGCGTTCGACTCAAACCGGGGCAATCCGGTTCACTGAGATGGATAAGGCTGACTATGGCTATAGAGACCAGCCAGTAGTGCTAAATCTGGTTGATAGTGATGGGGTCTTGCTAGGCACGATCAAGTCTCAAGTATCCCAAGCAACTGCCCCCGTGGCGCGTACAGCGCTGCGTGAGCTGCGTGGAATCAGGTAATACCTATACAGGGAGAAATCATGGCTGAAACTAAGTGGGGTGCTAGCTCTGGTGAGCTACGGCTGGGCATAGAAGTGCGGCAAACTCCCGCGACTGTAACAGCTGACACGAAGCAGGTCACTCTAGAGGTGATCTACTATGCCCAAGCCACAGGTTACGGACATGATTTCAGGGGTGCGACTGTTACCCTGTCAGGGCAAATTAGCGGCTCTGTGAGCTACGATTTCTATTCTGCATGGAACTCGTGGCAGTGGAAAGAGTTAGCTCGCCGAACTGTTACTGTACCTACAAAGGTAGGCGAAACTGTCTGGTGTAGGTTCGATGCGGTCTCATCGCGTATCTGGAATGGAGGGGCGCCATCAGTCTCATACTGGTACGCGGTGAAGCCCGTCCCCATGTCATGGCCTAACACCCCTACCAACGTGACTGCTGTGTTCGCAGATTCCGGCATGCGCGTCACGTGGCAACTCACGCCCACTAAGGAGCGGCCAGTCAACCGTGTAACGGTAGACAGGTACACGATTAAAGACACCGCAGGTACACGCCTATCTACACTAAACGGGGCCGCCACT